GCCTGATTCCCGAGTTTTTCAACCTTGTCTGATAGGTCCAAGAGGCTTCGCGTTACGGCTGCTGCCGCTGCCCCGAACGCCGCGATTCCAGCGACGGCGAGCGTGAACGGATTGATCAGTGCGGTTATGGAGCCAGTGAGGGCTCCTAGCGCACCTTGCACTCCGCCGCCGCCCGCGAAAATCTTCTGCAGAGCGTCTCCTGACGACGCGAACCCGGACAGCCTTCCGGCTACGTTTCCGATCGGTCCGGGTAGCAGCGAGAACAGGCCGCTCAGTTCGTTGAACTTGAGGCCAGCACTTTCCGCCCCTTCGCCTGCTCCTCTGGCGGCGTTCGCGGCTTTGTTGAGCGCGGCCTCGGCCGACGCTACTCCCCTATTGAAAGTCTCCTGCGAGATCCTTCCAGCCTCAAGGTGCCCCTCAAGTTCGGTGATCGCGTTGTCGTACTTCTCTGTCGGCGTCAGGTTCTGTGCCGTGATCTGTGCGGCACGCTGCACGGCGTCTGCTCTCTCTGCTTCGGCCCTCGCTGCCTCGGCGTTCGACCCGCTCGCGTCAGCGATGGCACGATCATATGTCTCTTGGCTGATCGCGCCTTGTTCGAGAAGACCTGCGAGCCGCGCCATCTCGGCCGAACGCTTCTCTTCATCCGTCAGGTACTTGGCAGTGACTGCGGCTCCTTGCTGAAGAGCGGCGGCACGCTCTGCCTCGGCTGCTGCCGACGCCGCTGCCGATCCACTCGAAACCGCCAGAGCCCTGCCGTATGTCTCTTCGTTGATCGCACCTACAGCCAGAAGTTGCCCAAGACGCTCTACCTGAGCAGCCCTCTTTTCCTCTTCAGTGCGGTACTGGGCTGTGATGCCAGCACCTTCCTGATAAGCCTTCGACACGTTCGCGGCTTCTGCTGCGAGCCCGCGAATACCTTCCGCGAACGCGGCAGAGTCGACTGCTCCGGCCCTGAACTGCGTCGTCAGGGCTCCGGCCTGATCGACAATCGTCTGCATCGCAGATGGAAGTGCGCCGGACGCCGCGTCTCGGAAGTTCTCGAAGTAACGTGCAGCCTGCTCGGCTCCGCGACCGACCTGATTGATCAGTTTCTCTGCTTCGGACAGACCCCTCGACAGGCCAGACGTGCTGGCCGACAACTGCATCGATAGCCCGATTGCCGTAGCCATTATTCCTCAAGAGCCTGCTTGAGTTTCTGCAGTTCCTCTAGCATCTGGAGGCGATGCTGCGGAGGCTTCAGGATCGGGATAAAATCCTTCGGCTTCGGCGTCCTGCCTCTAGGACAGTATGGAGCAAGTGACGCCGATGCGACCAGACCGGCACGATCCCACTCGCCGCCGACCGGCTCGTAATATCTGTGGTACGCCATCCAGTACGAGAACTCTCGCGAACTCATACGAGTCAGCAAGTCCTCAAGTGTCATCTTGAGGTGACCGGCCAGACGCATCGCGAATCGAAGCGTCGGCCGGAGGTTCAGTTTTTTGCGAGTTCCTCGACGTCTTTGTCCGAGAGTGCGTTGTGTTCCATGGCTTTCGTCCACAGACGCGACATCACTTTCGCGGACTTCTTCGCGAGTGCCGGGATCTCTTCGTCCGTGAAGAGCCTGTTTCCGCTGGCGTCGCAGATGCAACGCGCGAGGAACTTCGTCCGGAAGTCATCGACGCCCTTGCCCTTGTTCACGACCCAGTCGTTTTCATAGGCGTCGCGCTCGCCGACTGTCATCACGCGGATGAACACGCTGCCCTTCCACTCTGGTACCTGAACTTCGAGGAGCCCGAGGTCATCGGCGGAAAGGATCTGGTCTTTGCTGAGTGGCATCTGACGCTCCGGTTACAAGAGGACTTTCAGCGTGATCGTGTATCGAGTCACGCCATTGAGTTCGGGCTCGAAGTTTACCGACTCAAAGACCGCATTACCAGAGGCCGAGATTCCTCCGCCGGAAATAGACACGGCCCCGACCTTGCCAAGATTGCCCGTGCTGGCCCCGGCGGAGTGGTAGCAGCCTATCGTGATCGCCCCGGGCGATGGCGTCCAGCCGGTCGAAGACCCGGAGCCGCGATCCTGACGCTCGCCGCCGTGGCTCCACGAAAGCGAGTAGACCTCTTGGAACGTGATTCCGTTCCAAGCGACGCTGACGCCAGTGCTGTAGTTTGCCACGGTCAGGAAACCCTGAAGGTGGCCTGCCCCCGAATGACTTCGTTGATCGCGAGCGTGATGCTGCTCGAAACGCAGGTAGCGTTTCCGCTCAGGGCCAGACCGCCGGTGATCGAGTAAGAGCCGGAGGTGCCGCCAGTGATCGCGTTGTTTCCGATGTAATCGACCGAGACTTCCTTCCCGGTTTCGCCGCCGGTCGCACCGACGAGCGGACGGGACTGAAAGAGAAGGCTCGCACCGGTCGTGAGGCCGAGGTGCGAGATGTCGATCTCGTCGCCAGCGTTCGTGTCACTGAGGCTGTACTGAATGTTCGTGACAGTGAAGTTCGTTCCCTTGAAGGTGAACGTCGTTCCCGAATCATGAGGCGTCGAGGCCATTCTTTACAACTCCTGCCAGAGTACGTCGTACGTTTGTGTGACCTGATACACCGGCGGAAGTTCTCCGCCGTCAAGTTGGGCGACCCCGTCGGACTCAAGGTCCAGCGTTACTCGCTTGACTTCTATACCATAACTCGATCCGCCCCATCCGTCCAGAGAATCGCGGCACGCGTCAGCGATTTCCCTGCACTGAACATACGATACCCCGTAAATGGTCAGAGCGACCGTGACAACGGGAGTCCCCACTGCTGCCAACGAACCGAGGGTAGCGTTTCTCTCGATGCCGGTTCGCTCGTACACGACGAACGGAACTTCAGCAGAGTACGGGGCGAGGACCGGATAGACCCTGAACCCTGCCGCGACGGCGAACAGCGGGCTCGTGACGAGCCGCCTGTATAGAACACGCTCTGGCGATTTGAAGATGCTGCTCATCGTGCGAACAAATCCTTCGACACGTTTTCAAGCGCGTCGTACATGGCGTCAACCAGTTTTGCCTGACACTGTGACTTCGACTGCTCCCACGCTCTCTTGATCGGGGCGTAGGCCCGCGTCCTGCCGAGTTGAACCACATCGCCTTTGTTCGCCCTCGCGAAGAACGCGACGGGGTACTTCGGCCGCGTCGTGGCAGGCTTGAACATCCGCTTCTTGATCCCGCGCTTCTGGTACTTTTCCTGAACGATCTTGAACCCCGCACGCCGCGAACTATTGTTCTTGAAGGACGATGCGATGTTGGCCGTCTTGGTAGTTCTTTCGGCCGTGCCGAACTCAATCAGCCCAGCGTGAAACGCCGACTTCGCGTCGCCGCCCGGAGGGACTTTCTTGCCGGGTACCGCCGCGAACCCGATGAGTGCGATTGCGTTTCCTGTCCGCGTGTACCGCTTCACCTTGACGCCGATTGCTCTGCGAAGATTGCCAGTTACCTTGCCGAGTTTGTCCACGTTGGCTCGAAGTGCTTTCTCGGCTGGCTCTGACGCCTTCCTCAAGGCGGAGCCGAGATACTTAGAGGACAACGCAGGACCATACGACTTCAGCCGCTTGACGAGTTCGTCGAGCGGCGGCTCCCACGAGAGGTACAAGCCCTCCTGCTGGATTCTGGAAACTGCCATCACACGGACTCCGAGCAGATGAGTTCGTGTTCGCTTCTGTTCGCGTGTTCAAGCAGGCTCGTGATTTCCAGCGTTCTTCCACGCCAGTGGATCCGCATGTTCTGGTTGAGGCCGGTGACGTATCGCATCTTTACGCGATGCGTGACGTTCACGTCCTGCTGGTCGTTCAGGAGAGCCTCCCGTGCGGACACGCCTTCGACTGAAGCCCATCTGGTTGCGTATTCGGACCACGAAAGAACAGTCTCCCCCAGTGCGTTCCTCGTCTGCGTCGAGGACATCACGGTAACTCGCTCGCGAAGTTCACCGGGGCGAATCATGTTCCGTAAAGAAATACCGTGTAGGAGGCTGTCCCGGATGTGTATACGGGCGTCAGCGTGAAGTTGCCGCTCTCGCTGCACTCGCTGAACGAGACTCTTCCGGCGTCCGACCTGATCGTTATATGGCTCTGGTTGTCTGCCAGAGTCATCGGCCTTGAAGCACGAAGCCCGATTCGCGTCACGCTGGAGAAAGAAACCTGAGAGCCGGACGCGTCGTAGTACCCGGTGTTATTCGTCTGGATCGTGTGCGAAGAACTTCCGTGCGTGCCTGAGACTACAGCCACCTTGCCGGTCGTCTGCGTATCGCTGGACTCCAACTCGACGATCTTGATCGAGGAGGTTCCGTCCATGTCGTGGAACACGATGTCCACGTTTGTTCGACCGCTGATGCTCATCGGTATGACCCCCACCTCGCGAAGTCGAGCAGTGCCTTTGCACCGATAGGAAGTTCAGAAGCACTGACGCTGTCCACCGCCTGACGACGCTCGTACCACGTTCCAATCAGCATGAGCATCGCGTGGCGGACGACCCTCGGCACGTCTTCTGGCGAGTTGCCGTACCCTGCCCACCACGTTACGGTCAGTGAGTTCTCGTCGCTCAGGTGCGAAGGCCATGAGCCCCCATAGAGGGGCCGAAGAGCCCCCGGAGTGGAATCACGATCCACGCGGTATTGCGACGATGAAAGAGTGGCAGT